GTTTACTGCACCATCTCGAATTACCGCTTATACGATTTCAGATATTGCACAATCCACCAATTCTTTATACCATACGCGTGAGCCGCATCACCCAAGCTCTTGGTATATCCTAAGAAATCAGGCATGACTTCGATAGCATCCTCAGCAATCTGCTCGATATTGTCAAGGAAGCCTGGGATATCTAGTCCAAGTCTATATTTATCCCTTCTCATGCAAAACTTCGCAAACTCCTCACGAAGCGGGTGGTACTTACAGTTCTCAATGATTGAGAGCTGCCGGAGAGCAACCATTTTATTACCCCAAATTTCGGGGTCATAGTAGCGTTCTTGTTCACATAACCTACCCAAAGCACGGTAAGTACTGTAAACCCCCACACATACGCCGTCAATGCGATAATCTTGGTGATGCCAACGTCGCAAATATGTGCAGTCCTGTTTGCTCGCATACTGCTTATCTGTGTTCATCTCTTGTCCATGAGCAGAATACGATCGCACTACATCCTCCACAGTAATGCCAGGGTAACTTAAAATACCATCATCACCTAAGCACTGTGAATTTAGGTTGAGTTTCTGGTTGACTGACTGTGCTGCCTCATATTGGAGGGCACGATGAACTAAAGTCTCGTCCGCATTTGTTCCACCAGAACCGGAACCCATCCCGTGAAATCCAAAGATGATCTCATCCATCTGGACTGCTAGAGGAATAGCATACTTCACGGGGAAACAATCGCTTAACCAACGACGGCTGTCTGAACTATTGTCGAGCAAAGCAGAGAGAATTGATTTAGCTGCTTGCTGCATGTCAGCATTGAAGTGTTGGTCAAACTTTGAGAAATCAGTACAGACTATCAGATCAGACTTACCCTTTGTATCAAACAGTTTAGTAATAGCTTGATCCACTGCTTCCAACCCAACCCAAGCTGGAACTAGCATCTTCCTCTGTGCGCCTTCGATGACTAGCTGATAGACTGATAACTCGTCAATGTTAATACCGAATGGAAACATCCAAACCACTCGTTGCTTAACATCCTCATCTGTGGGACCTCCTTCCTGGCCTCTCCATCCTAACACTGCCGCGGCATTCCACTCAGTGTCACCCAATAGCATCTCGGTGTTAACACCTAAATACTTAAGAGTCACCGGAAGTGTTTTGTCCACGACGCTTCTCCGTTTAGTGAAGTATGGAGATCCAGAGTTAGTAGACAGCTTCATTCTATCTACTGTTGCGCGTTGCCCACGCGGATGCAGCCCACGGAGACTGCTCCATTCTCTGATAACTGCCGCTACTGCAGAGTCAGATAATGGCTTCGATTCCAAGAGGACGGAATCGTAGTAAGACGCGATATCCTCACGACGTTCCTCGAGCGGACGCATTATGGATAGCGGGCCGACCTTTTTCCGCAGGTCATTTTCAAAGTCCAAAAGAGTAGGCCATCGGTCACGAAGCTTCGAGACTGTGGGTTCCCAATCTTGTAGGACTTTGTCTAAAGAACTACCCCTAGCAAAGGTAGTCCGGTATTCATCAGGCTGTCCCTTCTTGACTATGTCAAAGTAGGACCTTAAGCCTGGATTTGGTAAATTAAAGTATTTACCGAACTTAATTTCGTTACTTTTAGGCATAACGATAGGCCTCCTTTCTTTAGTATTTGTAAA